TCTTTAACGTTCTAAACAACTTTGAATTTTCACTTATAACTTGTGTTGCAGTTGCTACTCCACTAACATCAAATTTATAATATCCTTTTCCAAAGCCATCTTCTTCAGATAACAAATCAAGATTAACTTGTATTCCTTCAACGTGTTCTGCTACTCTTAATTGTTGTGTATTATCCATTAAACCTATATTGTTGTTAGAATTTAATTCACTAGGTAGTACATAGAATAACGTATCGTTTGTATCAAATACTTGTATTGTTTCTCCTGTGGTTGTATCAACTGTCGTTAAGTCTTTATCTATGAATATTCTCTTACGTCCTAATAAGAACTCATTTACTAACCCGTCGAAAGCTATATCTAAACTTTGTAATACGTTTATACTATTTGCGAATACACTTAATCCAAACGGGCTGTCTTCTTTGATGTTATTACAGATATTTGGTTTTAATATAACAAACCACTTTATGCTGCTTCTAGTGTCAAATTCTTGCTGCATTTCTTCATTGTCAATAGCTTTCAAACTTCCGTTATTATCTTCAAACAAGAAATTCCTTATTACATAGTTACCTGCTTCGTTTAATGTGTGCATATTTACTATTACATAATTCTTTCCATTTTCTGTTCTAGTTGTTACAAAAGCACATTCTTTTATTCCTGTTGTATCCCAACTCAATGGATATATCTTACTCGCTGATACTGTTTGTATTCTTACACTTGTGTCGTCTGTCAACGTAAAAGCTTGTAATTCGTCATCATACGCATAATTTGTTACATCTAACACGAACGCACCTGTACCCATCGCAAAAGTCTTTTCAATTAACTGGTTACATACAACCCAAAAGTCATTTTTAGTCAATACATCGTCTAATATTTTGTTTGCGGTTTCGTTGTCTGTCTTAATTTTGACACGTTCATTGAATAACAAATCCGCCCAATCTTCGCATACCTTTTTAGCCATCTGTAATGATTTTCTCTTTACGTTTATCCTGTTTGTTCCGTTGTAAATAGTGTAATAATGGAATGACTTTACAACACCTTCGTACCAACTTTTCCACACTTCTACATTAGTTGACCAGTTGTCATACTCTGTTGTGTCATATCCTTGCCCCTTAAAGAACTCTTGTAAATTCATCTCTCTACCCCCTAAATTGGAAATTATTTTTATAAAATGTTTGATACTTTCCCTGTGATACAATGTCATTTTTTGCCTATATCAAGCCATTTATATTTTTAGTAAATTTTAACATTTTTGGTAATTATGAATTAACTACCAACTTTTTTTGAGATAATGTTTGTCTACTATCTATAATTCTATTATAAAACGGAAATACAGAATATTCAAATGCGTCTAAACTGTCTATATCAGTAGAGCCATCGTCAAGCCTTGTATCCTCATGGTCGCTATCCCATACTGCTTGTTCTAATGCACCTTCTAAATCCTTGTTTTCTCCGTTAATTATCTTAAATCTGTCTTGTGCCATAAGTATTTGTACCATTTCGATACGTTCTAGTATTGTGCCTTTAACACAGTCTTGTATTTGTACAGGTAAACGTTCTTCTTGTGCTTTTCTCCATAAACCCCTAGTTATAACTTGACCTAATCCGCCCCAGTCTGCAAATACGTATTGTGCCTTGCCGTGTTTTTCTATAACTTCTTTATAAAACTTTACAAATTCGTTATATATTTGTTCAGGGTCAAACGTTTCTTCTAATACACGTTGTTTTAAGGCATATATTTGTTTGTATCCCGCTCCTAATCCACTAGCTTGGAATACTGTTCTACCACGACTAGCTCCATAGTCTATTCCTATTGATATAATAGCAATATGGTCATTTATTGTATCAGTAATATATTTACTCTTGTTGTCTGCAAATTGCTTGTATATAATACCTTCTGCTCGTTTCCATAAGCCTAATATATATCTGTCATAATATATTGTACCTTCATATTCCTTGCATAGATTTTCAACAAATTCTTCACTTAAAAATGGATTATCAAATATTGAATAATGTTGGTGGTAAACGTCAACATCACTATCAATAAATTCTTTTACAAAATGTGTTGGGAATTTAGGGTTACAAGCTCCATCAAATGCACTATATGGCTTATCTAATCTTGATTTTAACAACTCAAATACTTCTTCATTCCACTCTGTCATTTCGTCGCCATAACAATATTTTATACTAGAGCCTCTTATTTTAGATACTTGATTTACTTTTTCAGCTCCTAAACAATATGCACTTTCTCCAAATAACTTTACTCTGTTCCTGTTATCTATATTGCCTACTAAACCCTCTCCATACAAATTACGCATAGGTGTTAGTACGTTTCTTTCAATAGTTTCTTTAGTAACTCCTAAAATAACTACTAAACCTTCTTCTCCTATGCGTTCTCTTATTCTTCGAGGTATTATATATGTGTAATCAAGGTATGTTTTACCTGCACGAGTTGCACCTGTTTTAATATTCCATCTGTGATTAGCTTCTCGTATATACTCATATTGTTTAGGACTAAATTCCATTATGACTTCTCCTCTGCTTTTACTTTTATTTCATTTAACAGTTCGTCTAGTTTAGATAATTCTTCTTTGTTTGTTACTTCATAATTATCACGTTGACCTAGATAGTTCTTGCCTAGAAATATAGCCATAGAAGGTTGCTTTTCTGCTAAATGCCATTGCATTCTTCTTAACGAGCTTTTCCCAAATTGCCTTTTTTTGTCAAATACTAGGGAAAAGTTTTCTCCATATACACTATTGCACCAGCTGTTTAGTGTTTTCTCGCTAACATCTAATACTCCGCATATTTCTTCTCTAGTACATTGAATAGCACATAAACTTTCAAATTGTTTTTGGTTGATAGTTTCTTGTTTTTGTTTTATTTGACCTTTAGCCATATTATCACTTCCTTCTTTTCTTTATCGCTATGGATCTACCTTGTTTTACTGCTTTACTACGTTGTTTGTATATTTTACCTGTTTTGCCATATCTATATCCACCTTTTACTTTACGCACTGGCATATTATTCCTTCTTTCTTGTTTTAGTTTTTGCAGGTTGTTTTACTAATTTTGATTTATATTTTACTTCTTCTACTATTTTTGCAAAACCTTTTCCTACTATTTCTTCAGCTCTTATATCTTCTACGATATATTCTTCATCTTTTTCTACATATCTACCTAATTGTACGTCTAGGTATCTTTTGTTTGCCTTGATTTTATACATGTATTTCTCCTCCTTTCTTTTTCCTTTGGCTAATATCTTATCCCATTCGTCTTTAGGTGGTGTATAATCAAAATCCCACTCTGTATTGTATAATTTGTCTATATCTAGGTTGCTTAAGTCTTTCTTTAGGATAAATCCATTTTCTCCGTCTTTTACTCCTATTTCGTGCATTGCTGGTATATCAGATACTATAACAGGTTTCCCTATACTTAATGCTTCAGCTGGGCTGTAACCAAATCCTTCTGCTCTTGATAATTGTACTAGATAATCACATTTATTTATATAATCTATTACGTTTAGTGTTGGTGGTAAATACACAACATTAGGGTTTGGTATTTCTCGCTTGTCATTTGTAAATACTAACCATACAAAAGGTCTTTTACTTTCAGTTAATCTTTCAGCTAATTGTATCATTAAGTCTTTACCTTTTTCTTTTGTCAAACGTGTAGCACTTACTAGGAATAACGTCTTTTGTGGCTCGTCAACTGCGACAGGGTTGTAAATCTTTTGTATTTCTTTATCAGGTAAAATACTCTTGAATGACTTTACTGCTATGTCTGACACTCCTATATAATGCTTTATCTTCTCATGTTGTAGTGGCGTTATTTTGTAATCGTTATAATCTCCATGTATTAACGCATAATATTCTTCAGCTTGTACGTTATCTATTATTTCCATGTTGTAATTAAAGAATGCTTTTTTACATTTGAACGTCTGCCCATAATATTTAACACACCTTGCATATTTAGATATGCGTTTTACTTGTTCAATATCTGCATTCTGATACACTACTACTATATCATATTTTGAGTATTTTTTCGATAGATAGTAAAAAAACGTTTCTGTACCGCCCACAGAATTTAAGTTTCTAAAATAAAACAAATTAGTCATCAGTTCAACCCCTTACTGTGTAAATCTGTAATACTCCCTTCACGTCCGTTGTTGTAATAATAAAGTATCTTGTGTATGTGTTCTATTTTCTTAAATTTAGGTCGCATTTTTTGTTGCCATGGTACATCCTCAAATTTTCGCCCTTCAAAAGGCTCTATTAAATCTCTCTTATAAACTGCATTCCATACAGCCCAATTCCACAAAGGCGGTTTATCGTCAATGTAAACTGTTAAGTTTGTGTTCATTGCCTTCCACCCAAAATAACAACAGTCAAAATCGACTTCATATATCTTGTGAAGTATTGTTTCAATATAATCGTCTGATATGGTGTCGTCACTATCTATAAATGTAACATACTCTCCACAGGCTAATTCTAATCCTAAATTACGAGCTTCAGATAAACCTTTATTTTCAACTGAATGTACTATAAAGAAACCATTGTATGTTAATTCTGACTTTACATATTCCTGTTCATGTACTAAATCTAATTGTGTTTCGTTACACCCATCGTCTATTATGATAACTTCTACATTGTTTACTATTTGCTTTTCAAGTGTTTTTAATAGTTTTAATGTTTCATGTAATGTCTTATAGTAAGGTATTATTATACTTAACTTCATACTAATCCCTCCATGAAAAAAACATATTATGTCTAGTATATCCACCTCTACAAAATGTTTCACTTGGATATACAGCTATTTTATTGCATTCTTGGTATTCGTCTTTATCTCTGTCAATGTATTTGCCTATTATATCACTTAATAGTCGTGTATTATTCTCATACATATCTAATCTAGGCATTAATTTAAATTCTCTATCTGTGTATAACTCTAACATCTCTTTTATCAATTCATTTCCTTGCTCTGCTCCCATTGTAGCAGTAACAGGATAATGTGGCTCTTGAAATCCAGTAAATACTTTGTGTTTTAAGAATTGGTCTAAAGGTTGATATACTGTAACGTCTGTATCCATGTATATTCCACCATACGCATATAAACCCCAAAGCCTTGCAACATCTGACACAAAAGCCCATTTTTTTAAGTCGTATGCTTGTCGTGTAAACTTGTTAATATTTACATCAAAGTTGTTTTCATTAAGTTCAATGTAATTGTAATCAGGCATATATTCGTGCCATGTTTCAATACACTCTTTTACTTTTAGTGGTTTTTCTTTTCCTCCAAACCAACAAAATATAATATTAGTTTGAATTGCCATTGTATTTACCTCCTATAAAAAATACACCTGTGTTCTAACACAAGTGTATCATATTTTTATTTTATTTGCAAATTTTGGTTTTTCAAAAACTCTCTTACTTGTTCTGTGGTGAGTATTTTAAACCCTTCTTTTTCTAATTCATTTTTCAAACATAACTTTTTCATTGTTTCAGATATTTCTTTATTTTCCATTTTTCCTTAATCTCTCATAATGTTTTTCTATTTGTTTCCCTTCTACAAACACTTGGTTTTTAAGTGTCTCTCTGTCAAATACAGTATCAGGAATAAAGTTGTTGCATTTCCAAGTCTTTATCCCTTGTGTGCGATAAAAAGATAAATCTAGTAGTGTGTAATTGCAATGTTTAGTACAATTAGTACATATAAGGTTGTAGTTTAGTTCACTAATATCCCTCATATCAAACACCTCATTTTATCGGTTTTGCTGGAAATCTCTCAATAACTTCTGCCCACATTTTCTTTTCCCCCTTTTATTATATCAAGATTTTGTTAAATGTCAATTATTTCTAGTTGTTTCGCAAAAGTATTCTCTTAATACGTCTTGAACGCAGCTAGATATATCTTGTAAGTATTGTTCAAAGAAATCAGCAACAATTTCTTCTGTCCATTCTACTTGTCCAAATCCGTAACTATCGGCAAAAGCATGGACCAACTCATGTATTAACACTTTCTTAATTGTTGGTTTATCTAAATCATTGCGGATATAGATGCCTTTTTCTTCAAAACGTGTTATACCCCAATGTATTCTTCCATCTTCAGGGTCAATAAGTTTTCCATTACTTTTACTTACAAAATTGATTGTGTATAAATCTCCATGTATTGTTAATTCCATAATAATCTCCTTTCTAATAAGCTGTTAATCTAGCTAATATCTCTTTTTGATTTTTAATTATAGTTTCATTTTGTTCTATAATCTTTGTTAAATACTCTTTATTTTGTCTTTGTAATTCGTTTAAAATCACGTCATTACTTACTTGTGATATATTTAAGAGTACGTCATATAGCTGTAACACTCCTAAATACATATCAAAATTACTTGGTGCCATGTTTTGCCTCCTTTAATTCGCTCCCCTTATTATATAAAACTTTTTTATTCATCTAGTATATTCCCAATATTTCGCAATGTTTCTCCATACTTTGAGCTTATTTCTATAGCTTTGTTTTTAATATATCTGTCATTAGCAGACAAAAAATATCCTTTTAAGCAAATCCTCTCGCAAATTGAGGCTAAAATCGCTCTATGAACAGTATCAGGATTTTGTTTCACATATTCTTCTAATATCTCCGCAATTTCTAATAAAACATTTACATCTTTTTCTGCTATTATCTCTACTTTCCCATTCTCATTTTTAATAATTTTATTTCCCTCTCTTTCTATTTTTTACTCTTTCAGGCATATCATAT